CACACCCTAACGGGATTATCGGTTTGGTTGCGGGTTGCTACAAAGGCTCAGAAGAAACGTGGGCTGGACAGGCAAATAGAGACTGGTGGAAAGGTTGTGTAATCAAGAGAGAGATTAGTAATGGTATCTATGAGCCTGAGTTTGTGTCACTTAAGAGGTTAAAGGAAATGTATGGGTAAGCGTAGTGACTTTGAGAGGATACCAAGGGATTATTATCCTACACCAATAGAAGCTGTCGAACCTCTTATAGCCCATCTACCATATGAGAAGTTTGACTATGTAGAGCCTTGTGCTGGTGATGGAAGATTGATACAGCACATACACGAATTAACAGATGGTCTAGGGGAATGTTTATATGCTTGTGACATAGAACCTAGACACCCAGACATCAAGCAAATGAATGCTCTGGAGATAAGTTTTGGTAGTCAGTATAAGGTTCTTGACCTCTGTATTACTAACCCACCGTGGGAAAGAAAGTTCTTACATGCTTTCATAGATCACTGGACGGAGATATGCCCAACTTGGTTGTTGTTTGATGCTGATTGGGCGCACACTAAACAGTCTGCTGCACTTATGACTTATTGTACAAAGATCGTAAGTATAGGCAGAGTTAAATGGATTGAGGGTAGCAAGATGACAGGTAAAGACAACTGCGCTTGGTACTTGTTCGATAAAGACGATAGAAACGCACACACAGAATTTTATGGAAGGTTGATGTAATGATTACAGCGAAAGATATGAAAGACATGATTGATATGTATTCTCAGTTTGTAGAGGACAAGATGATTACTAAAGGTCGGGAGCGACTGATTGAGAACGCTCTAGGCTTGACTGGTGAAGCTGGTGAGGTATCAGAGAAGATTAAGAAGTTGTTTCGTGACAATAGGATTGACGATGATGCAGTCTTGAAAGAGTTAGGTGACGTACTATTCTACACTGTAGCTCTGTCTAACATCTTTGGTGGCAGCTTAGTTAAGATCATTGAGTTGAACATGGAGAAGCTAAACGCTCGTGTTAAGAACGGTACACTACAAGGATCAGGTGACAACCGATGAGTAGAAGACACACAGGCATGTCGTGGTTCTGGAGGTATATGAATTATCTTGCGACATGGCGAACCCACAGGATAGCAATCAAGCAACTTAATCAACTAACCGACAAAGAACTACTAGACATTGGTATAGCTAGGTCAGATATTGACCGTATGGTTTGGCTAAAAGAAGATAAGACTATGAGAGCGAGAGGGAAGACTGAAGATGAATAATTACCTACCAACTGACTACCAGACTTTTATTGCTAAGTCTCGCTACGCTAAGTATATCGACGGTGAGGGCCGTGAGGATTGGGGTGACACAGTAGAACGCTACATGGATAATGTGGTACGCCCTAAAGCTGGTAACGATTCTTATGTCAACCAACTACGGGATGCCATCTTAAACCTAGAAGTAATGCCCTCTATGCGAGCTATGATGACTGCTGGCCCTGCACTGGCCCGTGACAATACTGCTGGGTACAACTGTAGTTACTTGGCTGTAGATGACCCCAAAGCATTTGATGAGGCCATGTTTATCTTGTTGTGTGGTACAGGTGTAGGCTTCTCAGTAGAGCGTCAGTTCATCCAAAAGTTACCAGAGGTTCCTGAGTTATTTGAGAGCGACACAGTGGTTGTAGTTAAAGATAGTAAGGAAGGGTGGGCTAAAGCCTTTCGTCAAGTCCTTGCGCTTCTCTGGGCTGGTGAGATACCTAAGTGGGATGTATCTGCTGTACGTCCTGCTGGTGCTAGACTTAAGACCTTTGGTGGTAGAGCATCTGGACCTGCACCTTTAGTTGAACTATTTAACTTTGCAGTAACTACATTCAAGGCTGCACAAGGGCGTAGGTTGTCTAGTATTGAGTGCCATGACCTTATGTGTTTCATTGGTCAGATTGTTGTAGTGGGTGGTGTTCGTCGTTCAGCTATGATTAGCTTGTCTAACCTATCTGATGATCGTATGCGTCATGCTAAGTCGGGACAGTGGTGGGAAACAGCAGCCCATCGTGCATTAGCTAACAACAGTGTGAGCTACACAGAGAAACCTGACATGGAGACATTCATGCGGGAGTGGCAAGCCCTAGTGGAAAGTAAGTCAGGTGAACGTGGTGTCTTTAACCGTCAGGCTAGTAAGGTACAAGCAGCTAAGAATGGACGTAGAGATCCTAACTATGAGTTCGGAACTAACCCCTGTAGCGAAATTATCTTACGACCAAACCAGTTCTGTAACCTGACAGAGGTTGTAATAAGGGCTACAGACACTATAGATGACTTAGAGCGGAAGGTACGTCTAGCAACTATTCTAGGCACTATCCAATCATCTATGACTAAGTTCCCTTACTTGCGTAAGATCTGGAACAAGAACACAGAAGAGGAGAGATTACTAGGTGTATCCCTAACGGGCATCATGGATAATAGACTAACTACCAGTCAGAATGCTGGTCTTGATAAAACATTAGAAAGGTTAAAGAATGTTGCAATATCTACGAATGCTGAGTGGGCTGAACGCCTTGACATCCCTGCTTCTGCTGCTATCAGTTGCGTTAAACCAAGTGGTACTGTCTCCCAACTTGTTAGTTCTGCTAGTGGCATTCATGCTCGTCATAGCCCTTATTATGTTCGTACTGTGCGTGGAGATAACAAGGACCCGCTGACGAAGTTTATGATTGATAAGGGTGTACCTAACGAACCTTGTGTTATGAAAGGAGACACAACTACAGTCTTTAGCTTCCCTATCAAGTCTCCATCAGGAGCAATAACTAGAAACGATATGACAGCCGTAGAGCAACTAGAAATGTGGCTGACGTATCAACGCTCATGGTGTGAGCATAAGCCCTCAGTGACGATCTCAGTACGTGATGAGGAGTGGATGGAAGTGGGTGCATTTGTCTACAAGCACTTTGATGAGATGTCAGGGGTGTCGTTCTTACCTCACTCAGATCATACTTATCAGCAAGCACCATATCAGGACTGTACTAAAGAGGACTACGAAGAATTGTTAGCTATTATGCCAAAGGCTATTGACTGGTCTGAACTTTCAGAGTATGAGAATGAAGATAACACTGCTGGTAGTCAAACAATGGCTTGTAGTGGTGATACTTGTGAACTCGTAGACTTAACATAGGAGACTATAATGGCTAAGTGGGACTTAAGTAAGATGGAACCTGACAATGTAAACAGTCCATCACATTACGGACAAGGCACTATTGAGTGTATCAAATACATTGAGGACTTCTTAAGCAAGGATGAGTTTGTAGGCTACCTACGAGGGAATATAGCTAAGTACCTTCATAGGTGGCGCTACAAGAATGGCTTAGAGGACCTTAAGAAGGCTAACTGGTACTTATCTAAGCTCATAGGGGTGGAGAGTAAGAAATGATAAGCCTAAATCAGTCAGTAGACTTAGTACACTTAGGTATTACACTCTACTTGGTCTGGAAGGTACATAAACTACAACAAGAGGTAGACTATGCTTACTTTACACTAAGTAACCTACTAAAGTCTTTAACCAGTACATTTAAAGCAATGACACAATGAGAAAAGCCCCTGCGTCCAACTAAGGATACAGGGGCTTCTTTATTGTATACACCAGCTAAGGTGGTTTTTGTGAACTACTTACCGAAGAATTTAGATACTGACCTAATTCCTATGGATGCTGATACGATCCCACCAAGGGAATACTGATACCATGTCGGCATAGTCTCAAGTGCTGCAAACCCAGCTTGCACTATAGCATTGCCCCAATCTCCACAAAATGCTAAAATCAGGGGAATACTGAAAAGTAGGGTTATCCATTCGTCTTTCCAGCTATTCTGTGTAGCCTGTATAGCAGCTAGATCCCAGTCTATCTCACCTGTAAGCTGTTTCTTCTTAATCTCAGCCTCAGTTAGTTTGATCTGTGTCTTACTGTCGATTACACTTGTAGCTAGACCAACTACACTACCTATTATTTGTCCTATCATTTGCTTTCATTCCCTAACCAAACAGCAAAGGCTCCAGTTAATGCCCCAGTTACGGTTGCTGTAAGTGCAGTTGCCTGTGATGTCATAGCCTCTGGTGGTAACGACATAAACCACTCAATCACTCTAATGTACATACCAGTCATAACTAACATCATTAGTCGTGGTAGTAGTTTCCAAGCTAGTATAGTTTCCATATCAGACCTCGAAGTTTACTAATGTGCCTACAGGTTTAGTCTGTATTGGTTTACCTTGGTTGGTGTAATTAACAGGCTCTACCTTAAATGTTACAGGCTTTCTTGTAGATTGCTCTATTACTTTAGGTGTCTTATCTTGGTTCTCAGGTGGGTTCATTGCCATTTGAAATGGTGCAGTACCTATAGCTTCTAGCATTATAGCATTCCCTTTGATGACATTATTAGAAGTACAGCTATACCTGTTATAATAGACAACACAGTTAGTGTACCTCCAATAACAACTACCTTCTCTACCACCTCTTGTTTACGGAGTTTATCAGCAGCTTCTCTCTCTTTACGTTCTCTACGTGTTCTAGCTCTTATTTCTTGTAGCTCACCCCAAGCGGAGTAACCTCTGGTAGCTATCACAATGGCTCTGAGTTCTTCTTCAGCATCCTTAGCCTTCTGTAGCTTCACGAAAGTCTCCATACTGTTCTCATCATCACCTGAGAAGAGACTATTTCTTTTCTTGTTGTGGTTATGCCTTAGTTCATCGACACCATCAAAGAACTCACCTATTTGTTTAGTAACTGAGACAAGCTCTTTACCTGCACTGACAGCACTCTTGACCGCAGCTAGGGCAGTGAATGGGTCTATCATAACAATCCTTACTGGTCATTAGCCATTTTCTCTACTGATTGTCGGATTGCTTTAATGTTTTCGTCTATACGGGCCATAGATATTGCTTGTCTTTGTGTAGCATCTTCTACGATAGATAGTCTGGATTGTAGACGCATGATCTCTTCACCATTACGTTCAATGTCTGACATCATCATAGAGACAGTCCACACTATAGCTGCTGCTTGAGCTATAAGACCGAAGATAAGGGTTATAGGTACACTCCTAGAGAGGTGCCAATTATCTTCCTCCTTGGTCATGCTGGGTAGACTTTACGATCAAGTTCAAAGTGAGGGGCATCATAGAAGCTCTTCCAGTCACCACCCCATACGATGGAAATGTCAAGCTCTTCTGCTGCATCCTTCATGGCTTCAGCCATAGTTTCAAACCTATCTAAGTCTTCCCAATCTACAGGCCAAGGAACCATGTCTA